GCACGCCCGTACAGAGGCCGTAGGGCGTGCGATCTAGCACGCCCGTACAGAGGCCGTAGGGCGTGCGATCTAGCACGCCCGTACAGAGGCCGTAGGGCGACGCTTCAGCGTTCGCCCGTACAGAGTGAGTTGAAGTCTCGGCGATATGGGTAGATCTATGAATCTGCCTGTGTCGCCGGGGCTTTTGTGTTTTTTGAGGAACAATTGGGGCGAACACGTAGGTTCGCCCCTACCCCCCTTGCGTACTTTTGTAATCTAGGTTACATTTGTCACATGCCGGAGCGAATGTTCGTTCTGGCGTGGGCTTTGGTGGCACTGGGGGCAGTGCTGGCGTATCGGCTGGCGTTCGTTCTCGCCAGGCGGTGGACGCTCGAGCCGGGTTTCCTCTATGCCCCCCAAGCGTAAGCGTATCCCCTCTCTGCCCAGGACGGTCAAGGGCAAACTCCCTCCCAAAGCCAAAGCCAAAAGCGTTGGCGCGCCGGTCGGCAATCAAAACGCAGTCAAGCACCGCTGGTACAGCAAGCATTTCAGCAAGGCCGAGTCGGAACTGGTGGCGGCCTTCACGTCCGATCTGTCGCTGGACGACGAGATTTGGGCGCAGCGCGTGGTCAACCGGCGCATCCTGGCGTCGTCGCAGACGGACGATCTGGACACGTTGATCAAGGTCGGCACGGCGTTAGCCATCGGCACGGGCCGGGTGGCGAAGCTGTTGCGCGACAAGCGGGCGCTGAGTGGGGAGGCGGCTGACGGGCTGGCCGGCGCGATCGCCCAGGCGCTGGAAGAGATTTCTACGGAAATGGGGCTGGCGCTTTGAGTGGAGGCGATCGGCTGAAGTCGGCGCTGCGCCGGCTGAGAGGCGGGAGCGGGGCGGGGGGGGCGGGGGAGCCGAAGCCGGAGCCGGAGTCGGCCTGGGCGGTGATGGTGGAGGCGCGGTTGGAGCGGATCGAGAAGGCGCTCGATCGGGCGAATTGGTTCTTGCTGTCTACGCTGGTCGGTCTGGCGGTTGACTTGGTGCTGAGGCTGGCGGCCAAATGAGAGTGGAGATGAATGAGTGTGTTGTCCGAAGTAATCAAGCGCTGGCTGTCGGACGTGGCGGCGTTCTCGCGGCTCGTGGTGCGCCGTCCGCTGCGCGGGTATCAGTTGGAGGTGGCGCGAGCGATCGTTGACTCGGTTTTGCACAAGCGCGGGCTGGAGTTCGCGGTGATGTTCCCGCGCCAGAGTGGGAAGAATGAGACTCAGGCTCAGGTCGAGGCGTACTTGCTGAATCTGTTCCAGCGGGTGCGCGGGGCGCAGATCGTGAAGGCCTCGCCGACCTGGAAGCCGCAGAGCATCAACGCCATGGATCGGTTGAAGATGGTGTTGGCGAATGATTGGAACCGCGGGCGGTGGGAGTCGCGGCACGGCTACGAAGTGGTGATGGGCGAGGCCAAAATCAGTTTCTTCTCGGCCTCGCCGGGGGCGAACGTGGTCGGGGCGACGGCCTCGGTGTGGTTGGAGTGTGACGAGGCGCAAGACGTGCTCGAGGCGGAGTGGGGCAAGAAGTTCGAGCCGATGGCGGCGAACACGAATGCGACGGTGACGTATTGGGGGACGGCCTGGACGAGTCGAACGATGCTGGCGAAGACGGTCGCGCGGCTGAGGGCATTGGAAGCGGCGGACGGGATCAGGCGCGTGTTCGTCGTCACGCCTGATGAGGTCGCCAAAGAGAATCCGAGTTACGCGGAGTTCGCCAAGCGGCAGATCGCCAAGTGGGGGCGTCAACATCCGTTCGTGCGGACGCAGTTGTACAACGAGGAGATCGACGCTCAGGGCGGGATGTTCCCGGCGGCGCGGCGGGCGCTGATGCAGGGGGAGCATGGGCGCATGAATGCGCCACTACCAGCCAAGAGCTACGCGTTGTGCATCGACGTGGCCGGGGAGGATGAGTCGGGCGGCGACGTGCTGGAGTTGTTGGCCAATCCGCGCCGGGACGCGACGGCGCTGACGGTGGTGGAGGTGGATACGTCGACGGTCGGCGACGAATTGATCCGCGCGCCGTCGTATCGAGTGGTGAACCGGCGGCGGTGGGTAGGGGTGAAGCATTCAAGCCTGTATGCAGAAATTCGCGCGATCGCGCAACATTGGGGGGCGCGCTACGTGGTGGTGGACGCGACCGGGGTGGGCGCGGGGCTGGCGTCGTTCCTGGACAAGGCGCTGCCGGGGCGAGTGATCCAGTTCGAGTTCAACTCGGCGACGAAGAGCGAGTTGGGCTGGGCGTTCCTGGCGGCCTGCGACACGGGGCGGTTCAAGGACTATCGCGCGCAGATGGGAGATGCAGAGTCGGCGAACTTCTGGCGCGAGGTGGAGCATTGTCTGTACGAGGTAGCACCTGGACCCGGGCGGCGGGCGAAGTGGGGTGTGCCGGATGGGACGCGCGACGAGGGCGGGGAACTGGTGCACGACGATCTGATCGTGTCGGCGGCGCTGTGCGCGGCGCTGGACGCCGTGGAGTGGGATCGGCTGCCGGCGGGCGCGCGTGTCGCCGATCGGGACTGGACGCCGGGCTTGGCTGTGGAGCTGGCCTACTATCAGAGTGAAGGGGGCGGCCTGGCGTTTTTGCTTTTGCAACGTGGAGGAGAGGGTGTATTTGTGTTTGACGAAATGATGGCGGTCGGGGTGAGTGCGAGCGAGGCGGTGGCTGCGCTGGTGGCGCGCTGCGCGGTCTACGCATTGCCGGCGCTGGCGGTTGGCGATCCGAAGAGCGCTGAATTGCGGCGGGCGCTGCGCCTGGCGGGGATGGTCGGGCGCGGCGAGACGATTGAGGCCGGCGCGGCGGCGGAAGCGCTGGCGGTGACGCGGCGCGTGCTGGCGGAGAAGGTCGTTGCTATTCATCCGCGCTGTGTGAACTTGATCCAGGCTCTGGATAGCGGCGGGCCGGCGCGTGAGGCGCTGACGGGCTATTGTTGGAACAGGTTGAGACGATGAATTGGCCGTTGCGGGCGGGTACGTGGTTTGCGGATCGCCTGGGCGGAGAGCGGCGCTGGCGCTTTCGGCGCGTGTTGAGCGGACTCTTCGAGCAGTACCCCGATCTGGAAAACGTCGAGCATGTGATGTCGGTGCGCTCGGATGACGCCGTGGCGCATGGGAGCACTTATCGCAAGGCGGCGGGCGATTTCAATGCTCATGTCTGGATGCAGAAGGCGGCGAATGTGTGGGGGAGTTCGCTCGCGCCTTTGCAGTTACGGGTGATGCGCGGCGGTCAGGCTGTTTCGCATCCGCTGAACGCGATGCTCGACAATCCCAACCCGGAGCAGGATTCGTCGGACGTGTGGCGCTGGTGGGCGGTCGATATGGCCTTGGGCGGGGAACATGGTTTCGAGTTCGTCAGCAGCCGGCGGGGAGAGATCGCGCACTACTATCCGCGTCAGCCCGACTTCTTTCACGTTCGGCCCGATCCGGCGCGGGCTAGGTATTGGAAGGTGCAGGAGTACCGCTTGGATCCTGAGTCTCCGAGCGCGTACACGCTTGCGCCGGAGGAGTTTCTGCATTTCAAGTTCTACAATCCGCTGCAACCGTTTCGCGGCATCGCGCCAGCGGGCGCGGTGCGGCTGTCGGTGATCATCGACGAGTTGGTGCAGGCCTGGAGCCGCCAGTTTTTCGCTAACTCGGCGCGGCCGGACTACGCGGTGATCGCGCCTCAGGGTTTGACGCCTCTGGAGCGCGAAGAGATCGAGTTTCGCTTGTCGCAGAAGTTCGGCGGGAGTTATCAGGCGCACAAGCCGGTGATTCTCGAGCAGGGCGTCACCGACATCAAGACGTTCAGTTACCCGCGTACAGATTTGCAGTGGATTGACCAGCGGAAATTGTCGCGCGACGAAGTCGGCGCGATCTACGGCGTGCCGGACGAGATCATGGGCTACGGGCGCGACACGCACGAGAATTTCGACACGGCCGAGCGCGTGTTATGGGCGCTGACGCTGATGAATCTGATCAATTTCCGCGATCGGCGCATGACGAATTTCTTTCGGCGGCGTGAGATGCTGGCCGGGGACGAATCGGTTGGCACGGACCTGTCGCGGGTCTGGGCGCTGCGGCGCGCGGCGGCGGTGCAGATGCGCGATGCGCGCATTTTGTCGGCGATGGGCGTGCCGTTCAACGTGATCGATGACAAGTTGGGCCTCGGCATCGGGCCGGTGGCCGGCGGCGACGCGGCCTTTGGCGGCGGCGGGCGGAGCGATCCGCT